GGTGGTTGGGCCTGAGTTGGTTGTGAATGGGACGTTTGATAATGATAGTAATTGGAACAAAACTCTTGGCTGGTCTATAGCGAATGGTACCGCTGTTGGAACAGCAGCGTCGGATTACGTTCTGTATCAGAACATTAATCATTCTGTAGGCAAATCTTATTTAGTTTCGTTTGACGTAGTATCTATTTCCGCTGGGTCTTTAGCTTATGTATACTTAGGGACGAATATTTTCGCTAATAGACTTTTTACTACGGGGATAACGGTAGCAAAAAGATACACTGGAATAGTAACTCCAACAGCTTTGGGTAACTTTGCGTTTTATCCGACTGGATCATTTACAGGAACCATAGATAACTTATCGATCCGCGAACTCCCCGGCAACCACCTGATCCAGCCCGACGCAGCCAAGCGGCCCAAGGTAAGTTCGTTGGTGAATATGCTGACGAAGACTGAGGACTTTGCGGATGCTGCTTGGACAAAATTACAGGTTACTCCGTCTGGATCAAGGATAACCACTACAGCATCGTCCGGAAATAGAAACATACGCCAAGATATGGCTAACATTGTCCCAGGAAATATCATTTTTTCAGTGGAGTTCAAGCCAGGGACAGCCACGGATGTAAGCGTACGTTTTTTAGGCTCTGTTGATCTTAACGCGAGATTTAACTTAGCGACGGGGACCGTCATTGCTGGGCCAGGGACAATTAAGGCTACGACCGATGGTTATTATCTATGTACGGTATCTGGTGCAAATACAGCAACAAGCGCTGGTGCATACATTTACATAAATGATGTTGTTGTTGGAGCATATGCTGATATACGGAAGCCAGACTCCCGACCCGCTAACGCAGGCTCCCGGCTGCCACCGTACCAGAAGGTCAATACGATCACTGACTACGACCCCGTAGGCTTCCCTGTCCGCTTGCAGCAGAATCTCGCTGGCACTGCTTCCATGGTTACGGCAAGCACGATTGATTGCACAAACACCAATAAGATGACGGTGTTTGCTGGGGTAAGGAAGCTAAGTGATGCAAGCGCTCAATCACTAATTCAATTCGGGACGATTTCATTATCGCCAGGGTCGTTTGAATTATTAGCTAATAATGCTGGCGCGGTTCAGGCATACTCTGGTGGATCAACTCCTGCGTATGGCGTTCTTAGTATTGTTAGCAGTCCTAATTTCATAGCACCAACGTCATTTGTGGCAACAGTGAAGGCAAATATAGGTGCACCTTCGCTGTATTTCTCAATTAAAAATCAAGGCTACAGTCTTAGTGGAACGTCCGTACAGTCACAGGGTACTGGAAATTATGGCAATCGATCTATGTACATCGGTGCTAGGGCTGATGGTTCGCTTTCCTTTATAGGCTACATTTACCAATCGCTAGGCTGTGGCACACTACTCTCTGACTACGCAACGAAGCGCATAGAGCAATGGACCGCTTACAAAATGGGAATCACACTATGACCCAATACCTAACAGCCGATCATCTCCCTGCCCCGCAAACTGTCACTACTCCAGATATGATGGTCCACCCCACCGCGCTTGCAATCGAGCAGGGGCAGACTGCTTACCTTGCTACCCTTGGTATATTCCCGCATCAACACCCAGACGAGCCTGCCCCGCTTGGTATCGACTGGGAGCTTGTGAATGGAACCTATATCGGCACGCCAGCCGGTAATGAAGCAGATCGTGTGGCTGCACTAGCCGCGCAAGAAATGCTTCGCTTACGCAGGGATGTTTGGCCGCAACAGTATAAGCAGCGTCGGGTTCGTGAAGCTAACGATGTGCTTGCTGATCCTGACTCAACTCCCAATCAGCGTATCGAAGCGCTGCAAACCCTTAATACCCTTTAGGAGAGTGCTATGGCTACCATGACATTCATTGATGAGAAGAGCAAAGAAGGAGCTGACACCTTGAAGTATAAGGATATGATCAAGGATGGACTTGCTGGATTGCGTAAGCAGGAAGGAACGCGTGCACATTCGGCAGCAACAACAGTGGGGCCAATGAAGGTTATTTTTGGTATCAGTAATAGCGAACTTACTGAGCAGAATACCAATCTCAATGCAGGAGCGGAAGCATTCCGAGACAGGCTCAATGCAATCAATGGAGGCAACCTTACTGGATTGCAAGAGTTCTGCGATGTTACCCTTGCTGATCCCACAAAAGTCTGAAGCTAAGGTAAGGAGCTTAGTGTGAGCGATCCAGTAGAGGAACGCTTCGATAAGGTAGAGCAAGGAACGCTCCTTAATGCTGAAGCAATAGGAAGGATAGGGCATGAAACAAGGGACTTGCATGGATGCTTTGTTAGCCTATCTGCTGATGTACGCGCACTTGAGCGCAACTATGCCCGTATGGATGAAAGGGAACATGCTACTACTGCCACAGTAGGTGAGATAAAGGCAGTTGGAAATACCCTTACTGGACAACTACATGCTATCATTCTTCGTATTGAGCAAATGCAGCGTAGTTGGCAAAATCAGATACTTACGCTTTCTGTTACCGCTATAGGTATACTTGGAATAGCTGTCTGGCAGTGGGTGATTAAGTTATGAGCAGACAACCTTATCCGCTTGCTACCACGTCGGGGCTAAGCATCCCTTTGGATGTGCTGTATCCAGAATTTAGCTTTGCGGTAGCGGATGATGAAGTGCTTGAAATGGGGATTACAATTGGGCAGCTTATTCGTGTGTGGTCCGAAGCTCCTATGCGTGTGTATATTGGTGCAGTGAGTACAGTCAGTATGTCGTCTGCTATGCTGGCTAACAGTATTTATGTGCCTGCAAATAAGCCTGTAGTACTATACGCACAAGGGAGCTGTGTTGGGGCTAAAGCACAGGATGCGTCAGCTAAGCCACTCTATGTAACCCTTCTTGCGACTTGGGAAGGATTGATTGCTACGAGGTTCATGGACAATGGCTAGGCCCATTTATGTAGCGGATATTGAGAAGGGACTTGTGTCTCCTTTCCCTGACAATCTTCCTCGTCTTACAGATGAATACTCGGCTAGAGGGCAATTCATGCCCTCTATGCAAGTAGTGGATGCTATCAATGCACTTCCTACCGAGAAAGGATACATCTCCTACTTTGGCCAGGATCTTTCACTTGGTGCGGTAACAGAGGAACCTTATGTACAAGACTTATTTGTTCTTAGGCTTGATGGTAGAATCACTGTCTTGGTTGCTATGTGTCCTGGTGGGCTTTATCTTTGCTGCCCTGGCAATAACACACCCGGTACGTTGGTCACTACTACACCAGTGCCGGCTATCACGCATCTGGTTGCACAGAAGACAATCTCTCTTGTTGACGGTGCAGGCTTTGGATGGACTAAGATAGTTGAAGCACTAGCTACATCTCCAAGTCCTTGGATGTTGTGGAGTTATGCAGTAGTGCGTAATAGGAATTACTTCTATCAGCAAGGACTTGGTGCGCTGCTCAGGATAAGTTCGGTTGATGCGCGTACTGTGCTGCTTGAATGGCTTAATCCGTCGTCTATCATTGGTACTGTAGATGCGTACAAGTGGACGATAGAAGGTAGCATAGACACAGCTAGCGCCACAGAGCATACACTTACTTTTGATTTTGGAACTGAGCTTGGCCAGCTTGCTATTTCTCATATGCATAAGGCGCATGTAGCTGCTGCTTATGCTGCTACACTTTCATCACAGTTGCGCGCTTTCCTTGGCGCGACCTCAAAGACCCTTGTACTTCCTTAGCAAGACAGGCGCGATATGGACCTTCTAATTGCCACGCTAGTATTGGAGCATGATGGAGATGCGGCTACACTTGCTTATAGCTGGGATAGCCTTACTGGCATTCTTGCTCTTACTGGCTTTCGCACTGTGTGCAGTACAATCAGTTATGTGCGTGTGAAGCATACGCTGTTGTCGGACCTTGACACGGAGATTAGTGCTACACTGTTAATAACAGAGTACATGGATAGCAATGACATTAAAGAAGCCATTCTCACTTATCTGCTTGGAGCTATCTCAGGTGCACAAGTTGAGGTAGTAGCAGAGATACCTGCTGCTGTGACATGGGATTATGCGATTGAAGTTACATATTTTGATTTTCATGCTATCGAACCAGCGTTAGTAGCTAGCATTGATGCAGTTGGCATGGCGGACCCCACCACAACGGAAGTGATTGTTCCTATTCCGCTTGCTTCTGTAGCAGGGATCACACAGGCACGTGGACGCTTGATGGCATGGGAGACAAGCGGTAGCATTTACAGGTCCGCAATGCTAGACGAGCTTGACTTCACTCCTGCTATCAGCACACAAGCAGGTGTAGGTAAGCCACAAGCAATGCGGGGACAGCTTCTTTTGCTTGCTGGCTACGAGGATGGATTTGCCGCATATACCACAGACAATGTAATCATTGCTACTTATACAGGTGATGACTACGTATTTCGCTATACGGAGCTTGTAGACTTTGGTATTGTTGATCCTCGTCATGTGTCGGCTGGGCAAAACAAGCAACTTGTATATACCTCTAGTGGGCTTTACTTTGTCACTCCTGCGTCAAGTAAGTATGAGGTAGTGTCGGATGTGCTTGATAGCTACCTGGCAGCATATCCTTGGCCATTGCAAGTTCGTTATCTTGAGAATCGTTTCATCTGTATCGGGCTTCCTTTCCTTCTGGAAACAGATATACTGTTGCGTAGTAACCGTGGCTTACCTGCTGTACCTGTGCCTCAGCTCATTGATAATAACTTTGTGGCTTTCGAGCGTTGGATTGTATTTGATACTGCGCTAGAGAAGTGGGGAAGCTGTGATACCGGTGCAGCTCTACTATTTGGCCTCACTGCTGCAAATAGTAACAGTGTGCGCTTGGATAAGTCTACTGCTGTGGGAGCTTGTGGAGTGCAACAACCTTTGCATACTTCACAGCTAGCACAACAAGTATCTGCTACACGCAACCCTATCGAAGCTTGGTCGCTTGAAGGGCGTGGGCTAGGGATGGTTATGCCAGATGGGGAAGTTTTCCTTGCTTCCAATCAGCAAGCAGATAGCTCTGTGTTCATTGGCTTTCCTCGTGCACAGGCTCTTGGCTGGACTACTTATGTGGAAGCGCATGTGGAGCTTAGCAAAGCCATCGGACCTTGGACCTTTGATCTGTGGGCATACGATCAAGAAGGCACTGCCATCACAGCGCAACACTATGCTAGCGCACAACAAGACGCGCTGACAAAGGCTAGTCGTTTCTATCTAGATTCTACTGCGCACTACGCTATGCTGCAAGTAGCTGGCATGGCGGACCTTAAACAACTTCGCTTATCTTGTTTTGCGCAAGGAGTACTCTGATGTCGCAATCTAGCAACCAGCTTAATCAGCAGAACACAGGCAAGAAGAGCTGGAATAGTGCAAGTGGTGGAAGCACTACTTCTTCGCTCACAGACTTGCTTAAACAATCTCTTAACTTGTCAGGTAGTGCACCTGCTTCTACCTCGTCGCAGACAGCACAGACATCAGAGCTTGTTTCAGGCGCTAAGCGTACAGTACAGAATACTACAGGCACTGAGCGTGAGACAGGGACTATTGTCACCGACAACATGGACCCTGCTGGCCGTGCTGCGCTCACAGCATTGCTTGCTCAGCTTCAACAAGGAGGATCAGCACAGCAGAAACAAGCAGTAGCAGCTCTGCAAGCTCAGCTACAGAACGCCACAGCGAATCAAGAGCAATACACTGTACAAGCGGCACGTGAGCAAGCACAACGAAGCAATGCTCTCTATTCGCAGCAATTCTTAGAGCAAGTGATGCCGCAAATCAATGCTGCTATGGAAGCCTCAGGCTCTAGTGGTGACTCTATGAATGCGCTTCTTTCGCAGGATGCAGCTACTAGGACCGCAGCACAAGCAGCCGCAGCAGAAGCAGGGCTTATTACCCAGTACGGTCAGTTGCTTAAGGGACAGCAAGATGTGGTAAGCACTACAGCCGAACAGATGGGTAATGACCCAGTGCAAAATGCGCTTATACAGGCGCTTGGAATCAGCAAAGGATCTATGTCAACAGAGACACGCAATCTGTTGAAGCAAATCAGTGGGCAGAGCATCACAGATGAGACAAGCACAAGCAATACAAGCAAGTCAGCTACAGGATCTAGTACAGAGACTGATCCTATCAAATGGATGGCTGGTTTGATTGGACTACAAAATGCTAACACAGCAAGTACTACTGCGGCGAATGACAACACTGCGGCTATCATGAATGCACAAGCCAACCAGGCCAATGCAGCCAGCAATAGGATCACTGCGCGAACTAATCAGGCACAAGGAGCAGCAGAGAGTAATTATAAATCTGGTTATTTAGAATTGCAAAAGCTGCTTGGTGTAGGTGAGACATACACTGGTGCACAACAAAATGCTTCTAAGGGAGCTACTGGTAACTTAGAGCTGCTGCTAGGGATGTTACGCTAATGGCTTCATCTTCGCTCGACTCATTGCTGGCTCCGCTTCTTGGCCAGCCTGCACCCTCCAATCAAGGCCCTGTAACAAAGGCTGATGCGCTCAATGCAGCTCCTATGGTGGCTGCTATTGGTGAGATGCTTCGTATGGATATACAGCGCTCATCTGGGGGTCATCAACCTTGGCAGCCTGAGTTCACAGACAGTCCTGTGATTGCTGCAAGAGGTGATAACCCTTGGACACCTAGCAAAGAAGTGCCTGTCTACATTCAGCCCACTGGTGTCTATGGGCAAGGCAAGGCAAGTAAGATAGGGCAGACTGCTGCACTCACTGCGCCTGATAAAGTTCCGCCCACAGGTGTGCCAACGATTGATGCTTGGCGTGCTATGGGACAGAGGATTGCGGACGGAGATATAGCTGCATCTGGGCTTATTCAACAGCAGGTTGCACCAATAGATGAACGGATAGCAGCACTCACTACAAAGAACAATGAATTGCATGAGCAGATTCTACTTTATGGCTCAAGTACATTAGCTAAGGATCTAAAGACACAGCAAGAAGGTGTAGCTGGGATGTTGAAGGAAGCTCGTGTTGAGCGTGAGTTTGCGCTTGAACAGGTAAAGCAGCATCCAGATGTAGTGCAATGGCTAGCTGATAGAAGCACACTAGAGCAAGAGCAAGGCTTGCTTGAGAAGACACTGCAATCAGAGACTCAGATACAACAACAAGAAGCCACAGCAAAGGCTAGAGAACGTATAGCACTTGAGAATGCACCGGCTAAAGCAGAGGCACGTGCTAATGCAGAGAAGCGCCTTCAGCAAGCTAGAGCTGAAGCCAAGCTAGACGTTTTTCCAGCGCAAACACAGGCTCTTGTACAACGACAAGGAGAATTGCTTGCTGCCAAAGCTAAGCTTAAAGCAGAAGGAGCACCGGCAGAACAGCTTGCCAAGGTTGACACAGAGCTGGCTATCTATAAAGGCAAGCTAAGAGAGAAGCGTGCAGACCTTACAGACAATCAGAAGGCTGACCTGGATCGCTTCAGTGCACGCCAAGAAGTTATCTATGGTTTCGATAAGCAAGGAGCAGATTACAAGCAAGCTTTACATGATCGTTCTGCTGTCTTCCTTATGGATGAAAGCACCAAACGACAGAAACAGATGCTTGATGCGCGTACAGAGAAGCAGCGTGAGACTTGGCAGCAGCAGCAGAAAGCTATCAATGCTATCACAGATGAAAAGGAACGTAAGAGAGCGCAAGCTGCATTAGATAAGCAGCAATTGACCTTTGCACAGCAGGATAAGCGTGATAAGGCAAAGCGCACAGCGAGTAATGAAGATTGGGATAGGCGCCAGGCAGCAGTAAATGCACGCACTGATGCTAAGGATAAGGAAAAAGCGCAAGCAGTATTGGATAAGGAGATGAGAGCAGCAGGACGTAATGATTTAGTATTTGCGCGTGCTAATACAGAGTATGATAGGCGTCAGAAAGAGATCAACATAATAAAGGATGCGAATGCTAAAGCTACTAAGCAGGCTGCGCTAGATAAAGAAATGCGTGGCTATACAATGACCTTTGTGCGTGATGAGCTAAAGGACACAACGAAAGCAGCAGAGTGGGACAGACAACAGACTGCTGTCAATGCAATCAAGGATGAGAGACGTAAGCAAGATGCACAGGCTTCGTTAGACAAAGAGATGCGCTCTTATGCTTTTAGAGCTGACCAGTCTGATCTTTCCTTTACTCGCCAAGCAGAAGAGTTTGATAGGCGTAGACTTGCAATAGATGCAGAGCAAGATACTGACCGCAAAGCTAAGCTAGAAGCAGATTTCCAGCTCTATAAAGACAAGGCTATCTTCGGTATCGAGGAAGTCATCCCTCGTAAGGATGCGCTAGAGCTGGATCAGGCTCAGAAGCTTATACAAGCAAAGCAAGAGGCTGAGCTTAATGGGCTTAGTGTAGAGAAGGCTGATATGGAATACGAAAATTGGTATCGCAAGTTTGCTACCACTGCTTCAGCGGGTGCAATGAAGGCCCTGCAACGTATGGAAGGTGCTAAAGATCTTAAAGCTTTCTCTGCTGAGGTTGAAGCGCTCTATGCTCCTACCAAGGAAGACAAGGCGGCTGAAGCTGCGGCTAAGATGGCAGCCAATACAGATGCAAAATATCAAACACAGGTTATTCTTGCTAATCAAGGATTAGGTGGAGAAGCTACGCAGCAAGTATATCAAGAGGCTGTAGGTACATCTTATGGTGAGAGTGTTAATGATCCATTGAGGAATAAGAACGCAGAGCAGATATTAGCAGATGCTCAGTCAGCTAAGATATATGGTGAACAAGGCTATTCACCACAAGCTATAAAGAACCTAGGCAGGCCAGTTTGGCAGCAAGACTTTGCTTCTCGTCTTATGGCTAATAGGCAATCATCTCCTGAAGGGCAGCAAGCTATGCGTGCCTACAGTCAGGAGCTAATGCAGATTAAGAATGATGAAAGAGTCATAGAGCGTATTGCTCCAGACCTTAACTTGCGTCCAGACTTGAAAGAGAGCGTAGATAAGGCTTATCTTCAGCTATGGAATGCCAAACAAAGTGCTTCAGGTGACACTGCTAAAGCAGAGAGTCAAGGCCAGATAGATGCTTGGGTGGCCACACAGCTAGGCTCAAATAGAGACGGCTTGGCTTCACAAGCTGTAGAGCGTGCAACCCTTCGCTTTGCTAAAGGTCAGTTTGTGACGCACAATGATGAAATGCAACGTGCATTGCTTGCTAGCATAGATGTCTCAGGTCCGCAAGAAGAGGTGAGAGCACAGCAAGATATGGTACGCGTGCTTGACACTTCAGCTTGGCTTAGCTGGGGAACACTTGCTCTTGCGCTACGTGATGCAGCAGAATGGAACACAGATGTCACACCTACTGGGCTTACTGTGTCTGGCAAATCTGGCATTGAGCGTATGCGTGCATTAGAGCTTGCTGGGCAGATGCTGCACAGAGTTGTGAAGCTTATAGATGACAGGACGGAGAACACTCTCAGCAAATCTGGCTATGAAGCGCGTCAGAGTATTGAAGCAGGCTTGGCAGCAGCTAAGGCAAAGACGCTTATGGAGTCTGTAGGTGCAGATGTGTTCTTACGCAGACTCGACGTAATGGAGCCTGCACAACAGATGACAGCACAAGGCCAATCAGCGCAAGGATATACTGGTGAGGTCATGCAAGCACGTCCTGGTTGGGTGGACCCACTAGATGCAGTCAGAGGGCTGCCTATGCCTAGCGCACCAGCTCCTTCGCAGCCTGTTAAGGTGCAGCCTTCGCAACCTGCTGCTAGGCCAGGCTGGGATAATCCTTGGCAACAGTTAACTAATGGAAAGGGATAAGGGAGCGCATTGCTATGGGCACATACAGAGACATCGTTTCTCCGCTAATCTCTCAAGAGCGTGCTATAGGAGACAGCGGAGATGAGCCTACATCTTGGTTCTCCCATGCTTACAAATATCCGGTAGCTGTAGTGGGAGACTTAGGTCAGACAGTAGTCAATTCGGCTATCTCTGCTTACAATTTCGTTGCTCCTGCTGCTATCGAAGCGGACCATGTGGATCGTTATGCTTTCATGAGCAATGATATAGCTGAGTATACTGCGCAACATAAGAGTGCTGTGGAGTTTGGCTCCTTCATGGCAGGTGCTATCATTCCAGGGCTTGGCATCTCTAAGGCAATGTCGCTTGCACGCACAGGCTCCAGTGCTTGGGGCTATGCTTATCGGGGAGTAGGGTTGTCTTCCTTCAATAAGAAGATAGAAGCAGCTACAGGCTTAGCAAAGACTGCTGCGATCAACGGTGGACGGCATACTACCGAATACCAAACAGCTATGCGGTCTGCACGTGCATGGACCTATGGCGAAGCTCTAACAGAGAACGCACTCTTCGAAGCTTCCACTGTTGCCCTACTCAGTGAACATACCTATTTTGAGGATGGCTGGTCCCCTACGCTTGGCTTAGGTGGAATCGCACTGGGCACAGGCATCACTGGTTGGCTCAAGTGGGCCAAGGTTGGTGGTGAGATTACCAAAGTAGCACAGCAAGGACAACGCTTGCAAGATATGGCATCTGCCGAGGCGGTTAAGGGACAGCTCTTTAAGTCTGCTTCACCTTTCTTAGCTTCCGAGTATGGTTGGGGAACTGTGCTTGAGGCTGAGAAGGGAAACTTAGCCGACTATGTAGGCGGCAACGAATATCTACGCAATTCAGTCGTGCTAGCTGGTATGGAGCCACAGGCTGACACAGTATTGAAGGTCTATGGCCAGCGTGCAGATACCATGCTTGCAGACCTCACACGTGCTACCGAAGATCGTGCGCGTGGTGTGCTTGAGAAGATGTCTACACCTGAGCTTGCTAAGATGGCACAGCCGTCAGAGCAAGGCAGGAAAGCTTGGGAGCTTGAATTTGCCCCTGCTCCGCTAGGCCAGACTGTGCCGCAGATAGCAGAGCCGGATAAAGCTCGTATGTCTTGGCATTATATTATGGGACAGAAGGGACAGGCAACCGGAGTAGAGCAGCTTACACATAAGCTTGAGAGTGCGCCGCTGGAAGCTTCACGTGCTCCTTTTAAGCAGGTAGGACATGGTAGGGTAGAGTTCCAGCCTACAGAACAGTTTTGGAACCTGCTTTCGCATGGCACTGAAGATAGAGTGTCTCGTGTGATTGATCCGCTTACTGGAACAGGTGTAGTTACAAAGCCTGATCGCTTTAATGAGATTGACAGGATAGCTAAGTACTGGATGAATCCTAAAACAGGTGTGCACAACTTCGACTTGTCTGCTGTGAAAGGCCAGGAAGATGCTCTGCACTATCTGGCCTATCAAATCAATAGAAAGATGCCAGGCAATGCTGGTCAAGTACATGTTAATTTTGGTGGTGCAGGTAATCGACTTGACTATGTGTATCATGCTGCTATAGGTAAGGTCAATGAAGCTTTCACAAAGGACCTAGCTACTAAATATAATACCACAGAAGAAGCTTCAGCTGCCTTGCCTGGCTTCTTCTCTGAGTATCAAGTACTGTCACGTTGGGAAGGACAGACGGTAGCACAAGGGTCCATTGAAGCCCATCTGACGAAGCGTATAGGGCACAAGGTGCAAGGCAACAAAGCTAAGCTTGGTATCCAGACTGAGCGTATGCAAATTGCCTCGTCCTCTGCGGCTAAGAAGCCTACCTATGGGCGTGAATGGAAGCCTATCGAACTTGCTTCGGTTCGTGGTCCTGTGCTGGCTGCTAGTGAAGAATTAGATGGGCAATTTGTTCGCGCTTACTTTGCCTTCGAGCCATTGAAGGGGAAGCTTAAACCTTCTGCATCCTCTAACCTTGCCGTCTCCCTGGATACAAACTACATTGCATCGAATGATGTGGCTCGCTTACAGGCTGCATGGCAACACGGTGCGATTGTGTCTGGCTATGGCGATCAAGCTTCCCTGTACAAAGGTTTGCAGTATGCTAAGGTAGAGAACCTTCGGCAGATGGTAGATACCTTTCCACAGCTCTCGCCTATGGAGCTTTCGGTGCGGCTCAACCTGCCTACCGACACAGTTGCGCTGCTAAGGCAGGGCTTGGAAGCTGAGGGTCCGCTTGCTCCTGCTTCACTTCTCATCCAACGCTATGTGCGTAAGACAGACCCAGAGCAGTGGATGGTCTACAAGGGTGCGAAAGACTATGAAGCTGCCCTGGCTGAGCCTTCGGTGTCTGTGCTTGGGCGTGCAGGACATCAACTTCCTGCACATGAGATTGCAGCTAAGCTAGATCAGCAAGGCATGGAGCGTATGGCTGCTGACATCATCGACCAGGCTACCATACTGCGCACGCAAGATCCAGCCAACCAATACATGCGCGACTTGCATGAGAATCTGGTGCGCTCCTCCACTATGCAGGGTGTGCGAAACAATCTAGCTGAGCTTGCGGCTGATGCAGGTGCAGGTAGCGTACTCACCTCTGCTGACTTTGCCTTGCGTCGCTTTGGTGTGCTGTCTGCCCATCTTACTGGTGCAGGTAGCCAGCTACAAGAGTACACCAATAATGCTATCACACGCTTCTCTGCACATGTTGGACCTGCTGCACGTGCTGTAGCAGACGACAAGGTATCAGCTACGCAATTCGAGTATGTGAAGAATCAGTTGGCAGGGCTAGATTCGAATGCTTTCGATCGCTCTGCTGGCTTGGTATTCACACAGGACAACAAGATCCTGTTGCGCAATGAAGTGCGCGATAAGGTTGGTGTAGTCACACAGCAAGCAGAGTTCTTGCAGTATCCGCAAGGTGGTGATATCCAAGTCTCACAGTCTGTGCGTACCTTCATGGAGCGTACAGAGACAGCGGCTAAGGAGTTGTGGGCTATGCGTGAGACCATAGCACAGATTAAAGGACGTGCACTTACTTCCGATAGGCGTAACCTGTGGCTTCCTGCACCTAGCTTAGACCATTCTATGCAGGCTTTCATCTGGAACAAAGCAGAGATGAAGGTCCAGCGCATCATTGGCAGGGACATGGAGTCTTTCACAGCTGAGGTTGCAGCTTTCAGACAAGCTAATTCTGCTGCGCTTGCTAGTGGTGACCTAACTCTCCATATGCGCAATGATGCAGAGCTGGGAGCTTGGTTGCGTATCCGTAACTTAGCTGAGCTTGAAGGAGTCACCACTGCGCTGCCTACAATGCGCAGGTCTGGCATTGCACAGACAAAGGTACGGGGCACACCACAGGCTGTCAACGAAACAATCAAGGACTTCGAAGCACAATATAACTCGCTTGGTCGCCAGTACTTACGCACTGCAAATGAGGATATCTTCACTAAGCTTGACTTGATTGAAGCTCAGCATACCACTGCTCGGAAAGCCGGACCTAGTGGAAGCAAGCTCCTGTCTATGCAAGAGAAGGTATCGCCTGCTACACAAGCTAAGGCTGCGCTACTCAATCTGTCCCAGCTTGGCTCGAACAAAGCACTTGCTGCTGCTGATGATGTGTTCTCCTATGCGGTAGACAAGGCTGCACAAGGATTACAGAGAGGATACCAAAGCTATCAGAAGTTTGCTGCACGCGGAGACTATAGTCCCGCTGCTTTCCAGCATATGCAAGACGAGCTTCAGCGTGCTGGTGTTCCTGTGCCTTGGCAAGATGCTATTCAGTTCGCAGCTTCTAGGTCTCCAGAATTAGGAGAGCAAGCTAAGTCTCTTGTAGCGCAGAGCAATTCTATCGTTGCCACCCTTGCCTTGCGCTTGTTTGACTTCTCACATCCTATCGTTACTACACTCACTGCACCACTTGTAATGACAGCAGAAGGTGTAGGACAGAATGGCATGAGCCATCTGGGTGCAATGAAGCTAGTATATGAGACAGGCAGAGATTGGATAAGGCAAGCTGTGAATGCACAGGCTGCACCTGAGGCTGCTGCTGTGCTAGCTGAAGGTGCGCGTTTAGGCCACACTGCATTGCGAGTCTCCGAAGCTACGCGTGTGCTGTCCTCTGGCTTTGGTTCTGTCTCTAAGTGGCAAGAGATAGAAGCATCCAAAGCCTTTGAATGGCTATGCAAAGCGTCTGACACTTCCGAACATGCTACACGTGAAGCGGCCTACCTAATGGGCTACAAGCTAGCTAAGCAGACCAGTCCTAATGCAGATGAAGCCTTCCTGCATTCGCACGCAGCCCTCTTTACTAACCGAGCGATGGGCAACTATGCTGCTCGCCAACGATCGGTCTTCTTCCAAGGTGCAAGCGGACAGGCTATCGGGCTATTTCAGACTTTCATGTGGACGATGGGGCAGAATCTGTTTCGCTACGCAGAGAACAAACAGATGAATGCTATCGCAGGTATGCTTGGTGGCTACACTGGACTTTTTGGCCTCAACTCGCTTCCCGCATATGCTACCGTAGATCAAGCTATAGGGCAGTGGAGTAAGTCTCCTGATGATCAAGACATCACTTCCACTATCTATCAAGCCTTCGGTGACAAAGCAGGTGGACACTCGCGCTCTGCAGCGGAGTACATGCTCTACGGATTACCTTCCACTCTATTGCAGACAGCATTCTACACTCGCGGCGAGCTTCAACCTCGTTTACCTACAAATGCAGGTGGCTTACCAGTCCCGCCTGCGATAGCAATGGCTGGCAATGCACTGGACACCGTTACTGGTATCGCACAGAAGACTGCATCGTTATGGGCGTCCAATGCACAAGTGGGGCAGGGAGGGGTGGGAAGCAAGTTTAAGGACGTAGCCACTGCTACTGCGGAAGGTGTCGCTACTCAATTCATCTGGCGTCCTGCTGCCAGGCTCACAGAGCTTGCGATAGGACATTCACTCGACGCTAAGGGACAGACGATTGCTTCCGGTGAGGATGTTCGTGGTCCTTGGCCAGCCTTTGCTCGCATACTAAGTGCTAGACCGCTAGAAGAGCAAGTCATACGCAATCAGAATTTCCGGCACAGGCTGTATGACACAGCAGATAGCAGAAAGAATAAGCAGCTTATTAGTACGCTGCGTACGCAGGTTCGTAGTGGACAGCAAGCAGGGATTAGCGGAACAATGGGTAGGTACTTGCAAGCAGGCGGAACACCGGCAGGGTGGAGAAGGGCGCTTAATGAGGTAAGCATTACAGAGAGTGCGCCTGGAGCCAGTGCTTTGTTAGACGAAGTGTCTAAGCAACCTGGGATAGCCGCAATCATGGAGGGCTACGCTTTCTGATTTCCTAAGTCTGTTTCCCTTGCCATGATTGGGGCATCTTAGCCCTGCTTAACCTCACTAAGTGCTTGCTTAGTGAGGCTTTTTAGTTTGCGTCGCTAAGATGTGGCGTGAGAGTCCGTAGCTCTCTTTGCAGCCCTGCTAGTCAGGGCTTTTTTGTGTCTGCGCAATGCAGGCTTGCAGTACCTTCTCAATAGTATGAAGCTGTATTAAATCATGTTCGTACATATCCATTAATATAGCATCATTCTTCGTTTGATCTGTGCATTCTGTTTCTAGTCTAGTTTCAGTATTAGAGATGTGTGCACGTACCCAAAGCAGTGCATTGCTCATCTCCGAAGGGCTAGGTAAGTTTGCTAAAGCTGGCTGAACTATAGGTGGGGACGCAGGCCCTCCCATATGGCGTATGCGCTCTATGCTTGCACGTATGTCTGCTATCTCTTGTTGCCATTTCCAGTGATCATATGCTGGGGAAGTAGGCTTGGCTTGGTAAGGCATGTTAGTTTCTTTTTGTTGCATTAGTGTCTGATGTACGGCTTTCAATCTATGTAAAGCTTCTACTTCGGCTATACTTAACATACTAGGTTTAGCCTGTAAATCACGTATGTGCAATTCAACCCATTGAATATCTGTTATCGCTTTCATCACACTTTCTCCTCTGCGGTAAGGATGGTTTGGTCGAAGAAGGGGCTGTTCATCATCTCATCGCTTAGCTCCGTAACCGGCATGTATCTGTTGCCTGTTGCGCTCTTCATCACATCTATCTTGCCTGTATCCCGTAGCAATGCAAGATGGTCTTTAAGCTTCTCTAGTGTGCCTACATCTGCACCTAGCTTCTTGTATAGCTCACGCAAGTTAGGAGCTTTCTGTGCACGTCGTATGCTGTCTAGTACTATGTTGGTTGCTTGTGCTCCTGCTGCTATGCCAAAGTGGCCAAGTGCATGGGGCATTCCTATCTCTGCACGTGTAAGTATTGTGTTGCTTTCCACTACATCATCAACCGAGATCGTGGAGGAGTCTCTAGCACAGGCTGAGATAAGGCACAGCTTGCGCAAATGGGTATGGCGTACTCCAGTATAGGAGTCAAAGCGTCCATCTGCAATGTGCGTATCCATATGATAGATAGTCTTCAATGCGGCCCTACTTTCTGTAGTGAGTGTGACTTCTCTGTCTCTCATAGCTTGCAGTGCTTGTAGTTCATGTATGAAGTATTCCCATGTGGTTATGTTGGGTATGCTTGGTTCGTCTATTTTCTTGCATTGCTCGCCATGTATAAGAAGGAGTCTTCGCATGAATCCTCCGCCTATGGCTGTAGGTGGCACTACTTCTGCAAAGGATGTAGGAGTTGCACCGCCAAGCATGTTGAGTGTAGGAGCATGGATAAGCAAGTTCTCTTTTGTAGTACGCTCATAATCCCAGTCATCTTTGTTATCCCATAGGTCTGTAAGGTTCACTACAAGCTCATTATCATACCCAACAAAGCTAATCCATTCTGGCGCTAGGATGTACATGTGTGCTACCTTTGGTTTGTTGTCTTCACCTAGTACTTCATCAAGGTCCATTTCTTCCACATCAAGCTCACCTGGTACAGCATTCATTCCATAGTCATTGCGCCCATAACGCACTAAGCGTGTCCATAGTGCTTCCTTACGCCCTTTGTTTGGTGCGAAGTTAACGTAACCTGATTGCTTCAATAGCTTTTCAACTATTCTAGGCCCGGTATTCTTTCTTGCTCCAGACACACCCATCAGAATGATGTACTGATTAGGATAGATTCTGTCATACCCAAATGGTGAGTATGCGTTACGCGCTAGTGCTGCACCGTATGCTGAGATGATAGACCAGCGAAGATAAGATGCTGGTGCTTCTTGCTCACCTAGCATCTCAATAAAGCGTGTGGAGAATTTCATATGTTGTGCGATGCTTATGCGTGCTCTGCTATGTTGGCTGTTGCTGCTTGCTCTTCGCTATCTAGTATATCCTCCATTTGCACTAGCTGTTTCTTCTCCTTAGGTTCCTTCCAGTGGAATTGAAGCTTGTCCAGATCGCAAGGGATGGCAAGCGGACCAAGCTCTGTTTCATATGGGCGTTCCATGATCTCCTTTACTTGTTGCACTAAGTGCTCGTGCCCTTCTTGCACTTGGCCAACAAGCGAATCATGCACTTGTCCTTTCAGTCTGAGGCTGAACTTGCTAGGTATCTGCACTTCATAAAAGACTTGTGCCATATTGCGATTGAGTGTGACAACACTGAGGCGTTGTGGCTGATGTGCTACAGCAGCAGGACTGAGTCCGCTGTATTGCCTAGGATACTTGAAGAAGTGGCGCACTGCACCATCTGGTGTGCGCAGGTAGCCTGCGCTATCTACAAGTTCCTTTGTAGTACGTTTCCACCATTGCTTAATACCAGGAAAGGTAGCATGGAAACAGCCATCAATAAGATGCGTGATGAATATCTTGGGTTGCTTAGGTCCTGTCCATTGTGCTAGTCGCATGAACTCGTATAGCTTTGTTATACCTACCTGGTCCAGAAATACTTCCCATCCCATGCAGTATGAGGTAGCATGATTGACCTTCTTTGTCACCTGCCTGATTGGGTCTTCCTTATCCTCTGTGCACATACCAAAGAACCATTCAGCTAGCTTGAGATAGAAGTCCCTGCTGGTGTCTTGTATAGCTTGCGTGAACTTCTTGTCTCCACTGATGAGTGCAACACAGTGTGCTTCACTCTTGCTCTTGTCTATGTTCCAGATAAGGTAGCCTGGATCTGCGCATAGGGCTGTCTTATAGTATGGTGGTGCATTCTGTATCTGCGTACCATACTGTTTGATTCCGCCGGATATGAGCTGCCCACCCTTGCCTAGATGCTTAATGAATCGAAAGGAAGATGCATTGCATGAGTAGCGTCCTGTCTTTGTGCCATCAATCTGTAGCGTATAGTATAGGCGTTTGCTCTCCCCATAGAGCGGTGCGTTATAGTAATTGCTTATGCTCTTTGCCATTGCCCTCATTGATAGTAGACTTGTAATGACACGTGCTGGTATGGGATGCTTGAGTTGTAGCTGCTGTAAGCTTATCTTGTCTGTTCCTGCACTGCTCTTGCCTGTTGCTTCCTTCACTTTCTTGCTAGCGGCTGTGATAGGTTTGCTCCAACCAAACACTGGACCTAGCACACGGTAGAGCAGGTGGCTTAGTTGCTTAGGTGAAGCTAAGTTCAGCGTAGGCACGCCAAGCATCACCTTCACTTCCGCTTCGGTCCGCTTACGCACTTCCTCTGCGACTGTCTTAGCTGCGCTTAGCCGCTCTGTATCTGTGGCAAAGCCTTCAAGGTTGCACATGACGGTGGGCAAGAATAGCGGTACCATTTGTGCGTAGTTTCGCCAAGCCCAGTCTGGCATCTCCTTGAATAGCCAAAGCAAGGAGCGTGCAGTATTGATGCTGTCCTTTGCATTGTATCCTAGCGGGTCTGTCTCACCTTCAGTTTTCCAATAGATGTAATCAGGCAAAGCTAGACTGGATACGAAAGCTAGGCTTTTCTTGGCTTCAGCTTCCCAGCTATGCCACATGTATTCTGTGTCGAGATCCCAGTTAAGTACGCCTATCCTGTGTCGCATGAGTAGCGTCATGTCGAAGCATCCATTGTGAAAGCACTTGTGCGCTTCCGTCTGGCCTAACATATACGCACAAGCTAGATAGGCTTCCGTGAAATTACTTCCCCAATCTACAACATAGGTTCGTCCTATGAAATACTTTCCTTCGCTGTGCTTATGCACGCAAGTAAAGGCTATGCTAGTGATGAAGTTGTTAAGGTTTGTTTCAATGTCACAAGTGATAATGAATGCTTGCTTGCCATGCGCTATCATCTCCTCTAACTTCCACTGATCGTCAGCTCCATTAACTTCAATGTATCGGTAGTTGTATTGTCCCTTGTATGTATTGATCTTGCTGAGATCCTTTGCAAGCAGCCATGTGAAGTCAGGCATAGTGTATTCCTTCTGCCGTCCTTGCTTGTCAATGAGACTGTGCACTAGCAGCGTGGGTATCTGTATTCCGCTTGGTGTGCTGCGTGCAGGTAATACAGAGCCTCGCCAAGCATCCTTGCTTCCTTCCTGATAGTAAGGTCCTAGCCCTTTGAATGTTTCTTCACTTGTGACACATAGCATGTCATAGCGTCCACAGTTGGCTAGCTTAGCCAGTGCAGCTGGAGTCCTAGGTCCGAAGGCAAATGTACCTAGCACCTTGTTGGCTACACACCACTTCTTTAGCACGTTGGTTGCTTGACGCTCTTGTTCGCTACATACGAATAGCACACGGCGAATAGCCTTGCCATCGGCTTTGTGTTCTTGTAACTCGCGCTTGACTCTAGCGGCTATGTCTGTTGTTGTGATCATGAAACACACTCTGTGTAAGCGGACCTTCCTTGGCCCTGGATTGCTGCGCTAGCTTAGCTCAATTGACGCCGGGAAGTTTGCCTGCTTCAAGCAAGCTACATAAATGCTCTATATAGTTTAGCCCAGTATTTCGCTCATAGTCATGCAGGTGTTTGTCATATTTGATATCCGCAGTGATGCCATTATGTAGATAGCTTTGTAACCGGTCCTTGATTGCTATTGCTATCTTGGCCTCTATATCGTGTGGCATACAAAGGATTGCGCGTGGCTCTGTCATGTGTTGTGCTCCAGTTGGCAGTTGTGCATGGATAGTCATCGGCTCATTCCCATTTCTTCCCTATCTGTGCACCAGCTCGCAATGCTTCTTCTAGCCCATCAGCACATGCGAATTGCCGTTGGTCTGGCATGAGCTTAAAGCCAGCTGCTAGCAGTGTGCTTCGATATTGCACATACATTGGACGAGGCATGACAATGTGCTCTAGGTCTACCGTAGCCTCGAACACATGGTCCATCCAAGGTATGTCTACCTCTGCCATGAGTGCTGCCATTACAGGAAGCACTTGCAAGTATACTATGCTGAGAGCTTCCTCGCTTGTTGGTGTGCTTGCGCGTGTGGTGTCCCTTGCAACATGTACAGGGTCTGACTGACATTGAGCTAAGACGCGCTGTAGTTCCGGTGGCAAGGCTAGTTGCAGGGCTGGATCGTTGTTCATGCTTGCTTAGCTCTGTGCTCTAGTGTTGCGTAGTTATAAATAGCTTGTAGATGTTGCGCTTCATTGCACGCATCCGCCATTGCTGTGTGCTCGATCCCTTTGAAGGCTGGCTTGCTTACTTGTGGATACATTGCACGTAGTGTGCGTAAGCAACGTGCACGACTGTAGTTCCAATTAGGGAGCTGTAGTCTAGCGTCATCTAGTGCGTGCCAAAGGATAGCAAGGTCGAAGTCTGCACCATTGCCCCAAAGGTAGTATCCGTTTGCATATGCAGGCTCAGCAAGGAGTACGTATAGCCCGTGCAGTGCGTCCTTCAGTTCATATTTGTTGGCACAGAGCCGTATGTAGTCATAAGCTTGCTTCTGTGCAGGTTGTTCCCACCATGCTATTGTATTGATGTGCGCGTCTCTGTAGTTCTGGTGCCTTCGTGTGATCAACCATTCGCTCCCTGCGACGCCTTCCTTGTCCAGCCACACCTCTGCCATCCCTAGCGCAATCACCTTTGCTTGTGGGCATAGTGCTAGTGTCTCCCAGTCTAGTACAATATGCGGACGTGTGGTATCCCAGAAGGGTGTGTTCATGTTTGCTTCTCTGTGTGTTGTATCGCTAAGAGTGCCTTAGCGAAGATGGTTGCGTTTGCTGGGCTTTGGAAGTATTCCCAGCCTGTGCTTGGCCCGGTCCATACTCTCCACAATCCTTGTGAGCGTACTGCAATTCTTATCGTTCCTAACTTGGGTGGTAGCCGTGTGCTTGGTATATGTGAAGGAGCGAGTGCATTGTGGCTCATTTGCTAAACCTCCTCTTTTAGCATTCTAATTATCAATAAGAGCCGCAGTATATCCTTGATGGTAAGCGTTGCATCTTCTTCCATCCAGTTTATTATCTGCCCCACTAACCATACAGTGTGATGACGTGCACAATGGCGCAGGCCAGGTAGCATAGGGTGTTCCCAATATAGGCCACATAGCAGTGCATTTTTTGTGCCTATCTTTTGCCAATCATGGTGCTCTAGCTTGAAGCCAAGGGTATAAAGCAAAGCATATGCACTGGCCTCTGCTAAGTTGCGCTCATCTTGTGTTTGTTTTGTATTACTCATTTATTTCCCCTTAGTGCTTAGTTGCTTTGCTGGCTTGTTGCATACGCACTTTGCCTTGTAAGTGCACTAGCAACTGAGCTACAGTCTGATTGTCTGGCTCCATCATCCAATGCGTAATAGCAGTGGTGAGTTCTTCTGTACGATGCCTAGCACAATATTGTAGTTCTGGCATGAACTTGTGCTGCCAACGCATTGCACATTCTATAGCATCTTCATGCTCGATTGTATTTAATTCTGTCCATGTATAGCACACAAGCTCAAACCCAAGTGTGTGTAGAAAGACAGGCAAGAATTCTGGCATATGTGTCTTCTCTGTGCATGGTTGCTGTTCTTCTGCTGTACATATTCTTATGTGCATGCTTGCTTACTCCCCGTCATCATCTAAGCTGAGTTCTTGTGGCTCACCCCAAGGAAGTCCGTAGCGCTCAGCACACACCGGACCATATCCTACAGCCACACTTCTGTCATCTGTTAGCTGGCGTGCACAGAAAGCACAGTTACCAATAGCATGTCCATAGGCTACTGCTGCTTGCACAGGATCTTTTTCTAAGAGAGCCAGCGTGTCTTTGAAACGCGCCAGACGCTCAGCCGAGATGACGATTGTACCTGTGCTCTCTAGCCTGCCTACGTACTCGCCGTTGTTGAGTGCATCTGTGATGTGGAAGCAATTAGGGTAGCGCGTGTAAGCTGTGCCTGTGTACTTAAACTGAAGGATAGCTTCGCCTACTTTGAACAACACCTTGCCAGGACTGCGTTCAAGAAAGCCAAGGGTTGTGCGAAGCAACATATGATTAGGCCAGCCATATGCTTTGCCCATTCTTCCTTGTTGCTTGGCTGTTAACTTATCATATAGCGCTTGTTGTGGTCCAGTAAGTTCCTTTCCACTGTCCTTTCTATTGGTGATATCCCTTAGCGCGTTCTGTTCCCAAGAGTTTAGATTGCTGTTGTTGATGTTGTGTTGAGTATTGCACATGATAATGATGTTTGAGTGTTGGGTTTGAGGGTTAAGTTGTTGTGCTATTGAAAGCTAAGCACAGTAGCTTTGAAATCGGATTGTTCCCATTCTGATCTGTAGTTCTGTTTACTCTTCACCATAATATTGATATCTTTTGTTTCTACCTCAATGCCCTTCTTACTCAGGGCATCTTGAATTATCTTTCGTACTTCGGCTTCAGTGATGGTGATTTCTATTTGCATGATGAGTACCTTAGCTTTGGTTTGAGGGTTGTGGTGCACGTCCTTGTGCGTGCTTGCTAGCTTGCGCTATTAGTCGTCGCTTCCTTCATCCTTGCTGTCTTGCCTAGGTGTCCAGAAGTGCCAAGCTTCCAGCTCTTCTTCGTTCTCGAAGATACCTTCACCATCGGACCCAACCAAGGGGAAGCTAGGATCAATTACCTTCACCTTCTTGATGTTGATAAACTGATTACCTGCTGCGTTGGGTTTGCTTTCCCTTGCAGTGATACGCACTTTAGCACAGACACCGGAAGCCTCTGTATCCTCATAACGCTCGTTTAGGCTGTCAAGTGCTTGCTGTCTTGTCAGTTCTGGTGCAGGCTTGAATGCAAGCAGCCGTGCGAGGAAGTTCTCCTTGCTATCGGGGAGTCTCTTAGTAGCCTTGTACTTGGCGAAGTCACGTAGTTTACCTCCCACTGTGAAGGTCTCCACAAATAGCCCACCGACTGCTTCGCTAGCTTTCTCACTCTCTGTAGCTAGCACTTCCATCGTGTGCCTTGCTACAATCTCTGTACCTTGCTTGCCGCTGTCTTCGTCTTCCCAATCTTGCGTGTCCAGCTTCCAATGCGTACGCACATAGAAGATATGATTCCCCACAATAGGATCAGTATACTCAGCCCTGGCTTGTACGCCTTCCATGGCAGCATCAAGGTCGAATTCGGCTAAGCTCACTTCGCTTGCATCATTGTCTTCGTAGTTGGTTTCAGCCAGATCATCAGTGTTCATATCATTCGCCATGTTGTATTTGCTCTTCAGTTTAGCGTGTGTTAGGTTAGGTTGTGCTTAGCGCTTGATTAAGCCAGGCTTAGCTGCTGGCTGTGCTTGTGTGCCTTGTGTGTTTTGCTTTGTTGCTGGTTGTGTCTTGTCCACAATGTATGTGCTTGCTTTATGTGCACGTTCACTGAGGCCAAGGAGATCCTCCATTGTTGGATTGCTGATCTTCGCTGTGTCTACGTTGAACCGACTCTTACCCTGTATTGATAGCCTTGTGAGTGGTGTGCTAAGACTTCTGTATTGACTATCACAATACATATGTACCACTGTGCCAAAGTGATGTCCTACCTTGGCTGAATAGTTAGCACTACCAAACCAAGGAAGTGTTCTTGCTTTCCTTGGCGGATCATCTGATGCTTCTATGTTTAGGCTGTGGCATATCATTATTACCGTACATTTGGCTGCTTGGATTGCGCTCAGCATAGCATTAGCATTGGTGGTAAATTCGTACCAATGCTTTTGTCCATGATTGTGGTCAGGATTGCTTGCAATCGCCAGGCTGAAGATGCTCGACGCAAGCTGAGTACCAGAATCTATGATGAGTACATCTTCCTTCTTCAGTTTGCCTAGGCACCAGGTAGAACAGTTTTCATTGCGAGTCTGTACCAGTTTACGTTCTACTGCGTCATAATGCAGCGGCGTAGGACTTACAAGAAGTGGAAGCATTATCTTTGCTCCCTGTGCTGTACTAGCTCTGAATTCTGCTGTGTTAAGCCCTAGCAAGGCTGCTGTCCCTGGATCAAGCATTGTCTTGTCTGGAATAGGCAGATGTTCAAGCTTAGCTAGTTCTTCTGGCTTGAAGTAGTATTCATTTTCTGCTGTCTTGGCTGTTGCTATGGTAGCCAAGCCATCCTCAAGATCAGCCCAGATGATACGACCGAAGCCTGACATCTTGCTAATGGTGGCTGCTACCAGTGTCTTGCCTGATCCCGGAGGTCCATAGAGCAAGAACTTGTTAGGTAGGCTCTCTGCTTCTTCCCTTACTCGTTTTGCCATATCCCATACTGTTATGATTGCCATGATTATGTTGCTCTGCTTATGCTCGTTTCATCTCATCGCTGAGTAGGGTTTGGATATGCATATCAAGGATGACATTACTGTCTCGTTCCTCATCCATCTCATTCTGCGCATCTGTACTCTTGGTCTTGCTTGTCATTGCAAGCTGATCACATATGCCATAGTATTCACATACTCGTCCATAGTTTGTGCATACTCCACCCCATGTCTTAGGAAAGAATGCGTTCTCTTGCATCCTTCCTATGTACTCGTAGCGCATGAGCAATCCCATAAGCGCACTTAATCGTTCGGTGTAGTTGTGTGCTATATCAAGCACAATGATCTTAGCATCCCAACTATTGGGTACTTGATTGATAAGATACACAGTGTCCCAACTGTGCTCTGCATACTCTGGAAATAGGTAGGGCAGTGGAAGTGAATAGAGAATACTCTGTGGCGAGTTGGTGTACATAGGGCCTAAGTCACCTGTCCACTCTGTTGTCTTCACTTCAAATACCACCGGCTTACCTGTTGGCTTGTGTAGCATGATTGCGTCAGCAAATAGCACATAGTAGTCACGCTCTCCCTCTGCGTCTAGCCATAGCCTTGCACCTACTTCCATTGCTGGCCTGGTATTGCCTTGCTTGTCCTTCATCTGTAGTGGTGCATATTCGTCGAAGGGAAACTGTTCTGCTACACGAATCAAGCTAGTGAAAAGCATCTGTAGCTTCTTCTTATTGCCCTCAACCCTGTAGTCCCAACGAGTGAAAGCGGTAGCAATAGCTTGCTCTATGTCACCTCCTGTCTGTAACAGCATAGCCACACCATCACCAAAGGCATGGCCATACATAGTATGTGCGGTTGCTTCTCGCTCGCTGTATTCACCTGTCTCAAGCAGCTTATATAGCTGAAACTTGCGAGGACAGAAGTCGAATAGCTTGTCTGACGACCAGGATAGTCTCATTGCGTTGTGCTCCTATGTTCTGCTGTGTGTTGTACGCGGCTAGTACACTGCATATATATTAGCGTCACTACCTTCCTCTAATATCCAATTTATTCTATTCTTCGCCATAGTTGCTACCTTGAGTTTGTATTTATTGGCCGTATGTTGTCGCCAGAATACTTCGTTGTATTCACGTAGCACATAGGCTTCATGCTTCGTCTGTTGTGTGCTCATATCTCAAGCTCCTCTGGCTCTGCTTCGCCAGCTGCAATCGCTTTCGCTTTCTTGTTTGTTGCTCTCTTAGCTTGTCCTGCCTCTCCTATCTCCACACTCACCTTGCTTAGCATCTGTGCAGCAAGACAGAGTTCGCCTATGTGTGTAGGTAGCATGATCTCTGTGCATTTGGTAGGATCATCTAGCAAGATTTGATTCACTTGGATGAACCCAGTGCGCAAGGCTTCCAAGTCTACGCCCTCTCTGTGCACCAGTGTCATGAGTCCCTTCATAGCTGCATGAAGATCTCCACCATAGACATCAGCATGCTGGTCCACGCTATCTAGTGCAGCATCCAGATCGAAAGCAGCTAGCACTTCTTGCTTTGTGGTAGGTTGCTCGTCCTCGTTGCTCCCGCTACGTCGCTGCGCTCCTTGCTCTCTCGGCTCTGGCTCATATTCGATTTCTACGTCATCGCTCTCTAATAGCTCATCCAGCGCTGTTAGGCTGTCATAGCTAATAAGTTCGTCATGTGCTGCTTGTAGCTCGAATGTTATGGTTTCGCCTGATGCAGTTATTGCGGTTGCCGTACCCTGCTGCTCCTCAGCCACCGTTACTGGATTAGGTGTGGGTGTGGGTGTGGGCTTAGCCTTGGGTGTGAGTATTTTGCGCTTGATGATTGCCATTGTCTTGCCTCTATTCTGCTTCGGCTTCGTCTGTTTCGAGTGGAAGTATGGTAGCCAGGGTAGTCACAGCTAATGCTGCTGGTGTGACCTTCTTGCGTATCTCGGGTACAATACTTGCTTGTTGTTGCTGCTTCTGTTCTCTGCTGTCAAGGGTAAACAAGATGCGTGTGTGTGGTATCGCTGTTGCTTGTTGTGCTTGCTCTGCATACAAGTCTGTGAAGATGCGACGACTGTCTCCATCTTCCTTCATACGCCTGTTGTATGCTTGCTTAGCGTATGTCATTGCACGCCTGACGGCAGAGACATTGTGCGTAGGGCAAGTGAGTACAAGCTGTCCCTCATCGAGCAACTGTTCATAGAGTGTTGCAAAGGAAGGAAATGTGGTAGTGTCTGTGCTGAGGTCATTCATTGTAGTGTTGCTCTGTGCTAGAAAGGAAGTTCTATTGGAATAGGTGTCTTCATTACATTCTTATCTGTGCGAATACCTGTTGGTTTGATATAGAAATGTAAGATCATTAAGGGTTCATTATGCTCACCTACATGTGGCTCCATCCTAGTGTGCATACGAATATCACCTGTCTTATTGAAATAGCGAAATTTTACGCGTCCAATGACCTGTTTAACCTTTGGTATCTGGTCATTGCGCATACATAAGGAAAGCTTTTTGCGCTCAAGTAGCACAGTGTAGATAAGAAAGTATGTATGGCAAGAGTAGTCTGCTGGTGCGACAAGGTAGCCATTGTTTGTTTTGAGTGCCATGATGAAAGTGTTGCCTATGCTATGCTATGCTATGCTATGTGTGTTGTGCAACGTCCTTGTCGCTTGCGTTGCTTGCGTTTATCCTGCGCTGTCTTGCTTGCTTGTCTCAGGATCTACATCATAGACTTGCGTTCCTTTACAATACTCCCTGGCTTCTTCTACTGTCTCTGCCACATGTATTGTTTGCCAGCCAGTGTTGGTCAGCACTTGTACTACCTTTCCTTCCCGTAACATGGAGTTGCCTGCTGCTTGTGCTGCCCGCTGTGCTGGGGTACGGGTGTCTACTTGCTCTGCTTGTGTGTTATTCATTGGTGTGTTAGCCTCGTGTGTTAGCCTTGTGGGTTGTGGGTTGTGCATACCATTGCAACCAAGCTGTCCTTAGCATGTCCCTTGTCCATCCATACTCTGCTTGCAAGAAGCTCCAGATTAGTGCTTCGCCTGGGAACTCTGCAATGTTGTTTGCATTACATCCGTATAATAGTGCACCTGTTTGGCTGTGTCCTTGTATTTGTAGGCATCCTGTGCACAGTATAGGCAAGCGATAAGGTTGCTGTCCTGTGAGTACTGTCCAGTATGCGTTTCGCGCTGTAGCATCAAGCAGTAGGCTAGGGTGATGCCTCGTCTGTACAAGGTAAGAGATTGTGCTTAGCTTGCTCTGTGTCTGCCGCAATCTCCAATGTATGCCGAACCACACTTGCATTTGTGCAGGAACATAGAGCGTGAAAGGTAAGGATGCGGGTATGCTCATGCTGCGCACTCTATGGCTTCGTCGGCTAGTTTAATTTTGCTCATATCAATGGTGCGTAGATCTCCCTCATTGAAGCAAGCTATCTTCTCTGCTAGGCTATTGCCCTTTAGCCTTGGCCGTTGTATTGCATCCTGATAGATAGACAAGTCTCCCAGTAGTGCACAACGATTCCTTGCTCTAGTAATCGCAGTGTAGACTAGCTCTCTGCTAGCCATAATGTTGTGCGTAGCATGAAGCAGCACGAATACTCTATTCCATTCGCTACCTTGTGCTTTGTGTACTGTGAGAGCATAGCCTAACTGGAAGTTGCTATCTGCAAAGCTGCCTACCGAGCTAATACATATTAGCTCGCCCGTGTCTAGTTCTATGCTTACAGTGTGCGATGCTTGCCTCACTTTAGCTTCTGCTGCCTCAGCTAGCTCTGCTTCACTCTCACTAGCTGAGCCTGTACGAGCCTGCATAAGTGCCTCATATGCTTCATCTGCATCACTTTGGTCGATAGTTTCTAACTCGAAAATAGCTTCGCTATCGCTAGCTAGCTCATATGCACCTGCGCTTGCACCTGTGCTCTGTAGTTTGTGGCCAAAGTAGTTTATGTGCTTGCCCGACTTAGCGTGTGGTGGTGTCTTACCTGAGTATGCTGGGTTGTCTGCTATCCCTACAACTACACCTTCAATTTTGTTAACTAGCACTCTGTCACCTTCTGCAAGGTAGAGAGTCTGTTTAGCCTTTGTTCCACCTGCATAAATAGCATAGACAAGTCTGTCATGTCTGTATGCTAGTTCGCTTGCAATGATAGCATTAGCTGTCTTAGCATTCACATATTCCTGGTATTCGTAGCGTGCAGCTGCTAAGCTTATCTTACCTTCACGTTGTTGCCGCTTTAGCCGAGCAAGAATATGTGTGTTATCTTCCTTGTACATAGGAATAAGGAATATGTCCTCGCCTGGAGTAAATTCATCTCTATCTAGCAATACCTTAATACACTTAGCAAGGTACTCCCCATGCACTAGTGCAGCTGTATTCTTGTCAGGCTTAGGCGAACCATACTTTGCTTGGTTCTTCTGTTGCCAACAGATCACAGCAAACTCATCTCCAGTGCTTTCATTCTTTGCTGCTTGTGGAAACTCTCCTCGAAGGATGCTATGTGCTGCTGCGATGATAGGGGACTCTGCTGCTTGCCTATGGAAGAAGGTTAGCTCAATCACAGGCAGTTGATTGAGTCCGTAAGATAGTATGCTCTTTCCTCCTACAGGTGGCAGCTGGTTGATATCCCCTACTAGCACAACTTGCGTACCCTGCTCTGGAGATAGCGCATCATAGAAGTATGACCATATCTGGCGTGCTGCTAACTCATCCTCTCCAGTGTCTTCGTTAGCTACACCTACACCTATCATGCTTGCTTCGTCCAGCACTGCACAGGATAGCCCTACCAAGGGATTGCACTTTGTACGTCCAGGCATAAACTGACGCGACAGTCTAGGTTGTCCATCTTCTGTTGTGCTTTCTACTTCTACAGGCTCAAACTCACATAGCCCATGCAAGCTCATCATATTAGGGCCGAATCCAGCATAAGCTAGCTCTGCGCTAGCTAGTACCTTTTGCCTTAATACACCTACTGCTTTGTTAGTGAAGCTTCCTATGTACATAGCTGGACCTAGCTTGTGCGTGTCCTTCTGACTTGTACGCATATGCACTGGAAGCTTATACTCGTAGCGTAGTTCAGGATTCTTACGTGCCCATGCTATTGCGATAGCTTGCAACAAGAGAGTCTTTCCGCTGCCTGCTGGACCAGTGAGCACAAACGAGCTTCCGCTCCAAAGGAACCAAGCTACTGCATAGCATTGGTCTGCATCCAGTGTGAGTATCTGTCCAGGATAGCGAGGATTAGGGACTTCCCATACCATCCAAGGGAGCATAGAATTGATTGTGTCGTAGGCTGCTTGCAGTGTTGCTTGCTTATCCTTGCGTTTCATGGTTGCCCACATAGCAGGAAAGGGCAACATGAAGGATGCGCTATCTGTCCATTGTGCTGCTTGTGTAATTACCTTATCTTTCCATGTACTGTAGGCTTCTTGTATAGTTGCGCGTATCCATGCACGTGTTTCGCTATCATGCACACCTTGCTGTGTAGTGCTGAGTGTGCAAGTAATGCTGTGTGCTAGTGTGCGCTTATGCCAAGCAATCGGCAGAGGATAGGTGAAGGCTACTAAAGTTGGTTGTGCTTTTTGGATCGCGCCAAGCTTAACAGTGGAGCCAGTTGTGCTGCTTTGTCCTTTGTATAAGGTAGCTTGCGTGTGTGCTGCCCGTTTGTATCTGTTGTTCTTAATGATTGCCATGATGCTTGTGCTCTATGTGGGGTAGCCTATGGAATACTCTACTAGTCAATATCCAGTATCTCTGGCTCACCAAAGGCTTGCTTAGCTTCGTTAAGCATCTCTTGATCTGCTTGGGATAGCTTGCTGAGCATTGCAACATTACTTGTGCCTTGTGCTGTTTCTCTGTCTAGCATAGCCTGATACTGGACGAGTGCAAGGGAAAGCACACGCTCGTATCTAGCACGTGCAAGCAAACTAGGAAAGGTACCAATAAGTCCTCCTTCTTTTGTGTGCACATTGCTCTTGGTAATTGAAGTTGCTTTAGCTTCTTGGAAGAATGCACAGACTTCTTGCAAGTCTGCCGCACATAAGCTTGTGAGTGATTGCGTGCGAAGCAGGCTTAGCATGTCTTTCCATGCTTGTGCAGTCTTAGGTGTAGGTTGAGATGGTTTGAGTACAGCTAGCCATGCTGAAGCATTGCTGAGTGCATCTGCGATAGGAATGCTACGCGTGTTGCGTACTAGTGTGTTATGCGCTTCGCGCTGTGGTGCATCAATAGGCCGAGCAATCTGTTCTAGTTTTTCTCGCTTAGCTTCTATGTGCTGTTTCCCTTCTAGTGTGCTATGTACTATGAGGTCTGCTATTCCTTGTGCAAGGAGTGCAACAGAAGTGTTTCTTGCTCCTGTGTCTTCTGTTCTACATGCTTCAATCAGTTCTTCTAGGCTTTGCTTCCTATCTGCAAAGGAAGCACACATGCAGGCTTTCCATAGCACACAAAGTTGGGAGTGTGTTGTGTGCTCGCAGAGTGCTGCATTGGCTAATGCCAAGTGTTGCGCGGTAGTATGATGTAGCACAGGCAAGCAAGTAGCGCCATGTGCTGTTGTGCGTGCAGTAGTAAGGTGCCATAGAATGTCACCCACTACTACACATGACGGGATGCTATCCCTTTCGCTACTTGTGCCTTGTGCTAGCTTGAATCGAAGGCTCTGGAGTGCTTTGCTATCCTGCCATAGCGGTGCAAGGGCTACATGGGAAGTCTTGTATGAGCCTAGCGCGTATTGGGTAGCGTAGTGGGTTTCTAGTCCGGTACGTGGACAAAGCAGTGAATACTGAAATAGTGGAAGTGTGTTTTCGTTTGTTGCTTGCATGATTGCTTATCCTATGATGTGTGAGAAGTAGTGAGCTAGTTAGTTGTGGTCGTTTGTGTTGTGTGTGCTTGTGCTTGCTGTAGCCTACGTGTCAGCAAGCTAATCAGTTTGCGTACCGCTATGTAGTGTTCCGCACTTTCCATTGCATAGCTGTGTGTATGAAACCCCTTAGCTTCGCACCACACAAAGACTGTTCTTGCGCCTGGACGCTTCTCGCCTAGCTTATTAGCTTGGTGTGCAGTCCAGCATACTCTGAGTCTGTCGTGCTTCATTTGGTAGACTTCTATTGCACAGACTAGCTGCGTGTTACTGCCCTTATGCCTGTATAGTCTGCTTTCACTCATATGTTGTGCTGCATTTTCGCCTATCTGTTCGATTGTGTAGGCTAGTCGTTGCATAGCTGTGAGTAGCTTATCCCCTAGCGGGTATTCACCTTGCCTTGGCTCCCCATTGTTGTATGCATCCCATGCGTCTGTGTATTCTATTTCTATTGTTTGCATTGCATGTGCTGCATGTGCTACGTGTGCTGTTTGTGCTTTCATGCTTGCGTCTCTTGTGTCCCTTGGGTTCCCACTACTTCACCAATAAGAAAACCTATCCATGTAGTGCGATCCATGTTATTGCGTGTCAGACTCACAAGATAGAGTGAATCTAATTTAGGCGACCAAACCATTGGTATACTTGCACTTGCACTTTCGCTTTGTATGCTGTTGTGTGCTGTGTGTGCCCTAATTGCTGTGCTGCTAGTGTGAAGGAACCCAATCTTCCCATCTCCTATCCGCTTGTATGCCTGTTCTTTCCCCGCTTGTGCTGGCATTGCACGCACTAAGCAAAGGTGTGGGAGTGTCTGTGCGTATGCAAAAGCGAAAGAGTCGCTGATTGTCATGCTTGTGTTGCCTATGAGGTGTTGATATGGGCTAAGGTAGGCTAAAAAGTGCTGCCAGAGTGTGTCCGGTTTGCGCCGACACTTCCCGATTGTCGCATAAAAGGAAATGTGGTGTCAAGTAGAAATGTGGATTTTTTCTGTGTATTTCCTGAAATTTCAACGATTTAAGAAAAAATGTGGAATTTTGTCGATTGTGGCTGTAATTTTCCCATTTATTTTTCTTCAGTCTTTTCATTAGCTTGCGAGCGTGTCAAGCGTTAATTTGTCCACATTTGCCAAATGTTGCAAATATTGCCTGTTTTAGGGGTGCCCGAGTGCCCTTAGCCGCAAATATTTCGCTTGACACGTCTTTTTTCTCGCCGATGTGCTTCCTTAGACCCTTGGCATAGCTTATTTTGCCTATCCTTAGCTATTTAGTACCTTCTTAGGCCCTGCCAGACCCTCTGCGAGCGCGCTATCTTTCCCCTCTGTATTTTTTATTAAAGGATGAAGAAAAAATTAAGATAAGAAAAGGCGCTAAAACACTATGTACAGCCTTAGTAAGAGAATACTAGAGAGCATCTGGCAAGGGTTTTTAGTACTAGCTTAGTAATATTGAGAGCGTGAAATCCGGTTTTAGAGTGCGTGGATATTAGAATCCCCCCGGACCCCCCCTTTTTTTGCAATATCTGCCACATTTTGCTACATTTTGCTACATTTACAAAATAAGCTCTCTATGTTGTTGTTTCCATTACATATTGCAACTGCTTCAAATGTGGATCCACATTGCTAGTGCTTCACAACATTTTGCGACATTTGCATTGAAAGTGCTCTATCCTTTTGTTTCGCTTAGCTTTTCAAATGTTGCAAACCAAATAACGACATTTAGCTGTGCTTTGCCACATCTGCAACATTTGCACGTTTTTGTTCGACATTTCTATTTTAGTCTCTCTTTAGCTTGTGTTGCTTGTGTTGCTTGCTGCTTAACTTTTTGTGTACGAATTGTCTTACGCGCTTGCTTGGGCTTTGTTGTATTTCCTTATTCGCCTCTATATGGTCTAAGCATATGCTATTTTTCCTCTTGCAGCTTTACTATTGCTGCGTGTGCCATATACCAGCCTTGCTATTGCTGGTTGATGCTAAGCATATGTTATTTTAGCTCTCGCATAGTTAATTTAACCAATTTAGTCCGCCCGTTTTGTTTTTTAACAAAATCGGCTTTTTCATGCCTTTTTCGCAAAACGTGTTTACTAATCCTTAGCAATTTAGCTTGTACTATTGAGCTTGTGTTGTTCTTCCGTGATTACCAAAGTAGGCTTTGCCGAGTTCGTTCGCTTTTTCGCTTGACAGTTTGTCTTTCGCTGTGCTATTTGCGCACGCGCACGTTCTATTGATTGTTTTAGCTAGTTGCTTGTGTTTGTAAGAATCCCCCGGACCCCCCTTTTTTCCCATGACGCGCTCATGGTTATTTTCTTGTTTAGCCTGTCTTGCTAACCTTGTGCTGTTTTAGCCTTGTACTAGCTTAAAAAGGTGTTGACTCTGCTTTGTTGCGCGAGTAAGATACTTTTCATGGTGATCTGCTTCTCGCAGGTTTCCAAGGTCCGGAAAATCTCCGGTATGCTTTTCCTCCTAATCCTTTGTTACGAGTATTTGAATCATGGCTACCAATAAGACTGTTGCTGCTTCTGAGTCTGCTTCCACTAATGTTGCTGAGCAAGAAAACCTTGCTCCGCTTGTTTCCGCTCACTTTGCCTCGCTTTGCCCAATTGGTTGGGGGCAAATTACACTTGGCAAACAAGCGCAAGTTCGTATTGGCAATAAAGACAATAAGAAGAAACCTACCATTTGCTACATTCCGCTTTCGCTTCCTTATCCTGACTCTGCGCTTGGAACTCCTGTGCAAGATTCAGACGAGTTAGCATTCTTGCGTGAACTCAAGGCTAAGCAAGACAAAGAAGCATTATCCGGTGTTGCTTCTGATTCTACTGAGTCTGCTTCGTCTGCTTCTGATACCAGCGAAGAAAATGGTGATAGCGAAGAAGACGCTGACAGTGTTTCGTTGGTTGACAATCCTGAAACCGATCCTAGAGTCTGGACATATAAAGAGCCAGCATTGCGAGTAATGCACAGCGTTACTCTTAACGCGCTCAAGTCTCTCGCACTCATGGGCAAGGTTTCTGGTGCGGGCACTGTTCGCAGCCCTGTTATCTTTCCTGATCTCGCTACCGCTGTTGACGCTGTTACCTTTTCTCCAAAGGTAGAAACTTTGCCTGATAGCTGGCAAGCCTACCTCGCTTTGCTGGAAGCTAAGGGAACGCGTCTCACTCCTGCTCAGAAGCGTGCTAGTCTGATTGCGGCTGCTAATTCGCTTAGTGCTGCTAATCCTACGCTTAACATCCTCAAGATGCTTGTGGATGCTACCGGAACAGTGCGCTCTGTGCTGCTGTTCTGGCTTAATAATAATCCTGGTGTTCCTACCGCCCAAGGATGGGCTAACATCATGCGGAATTGTGAGTATGTTGAAAAGGCTAAGCGTAATCCTGCAAGCGAAGCTAAGCTAAGCGATTATGGCCTCAGTGAAGGTTGGGAACAACTTGCACTGGCTAGCGAAAAAGGAGAAGGCAAGGGAAGTGTTGCCGTAGCAAGCGATATTCGCTCAGCACTGGCTATCGTTAACGCTGGCAGTGTCGAAACTGACTCTGGGGAAATCCTGGAAATCTAGGATCGGTCGCCGATTCGATTCTGGGGCCATTTTCAGCCGCTTTCAGGCGTTTCCAGATCGAATCTGCTCAATCGTATGCCGGGCGCACGGAAGCGCTCAGAAGGGCGGAAAAAGGGAAAGGTGGCTCAAGCAACATCACATAGGTTAGGTAACATATCATGCAATCTTACAATGCTCGTCGCGTTTCTGAATCTGCCCGGTACATTGCAGACAGCAAGCGCACTATTCGCTTAGAGCAAAAGCGTCTGGTAGCACTCTCGCATCCTGCAATGCGCAAGCTAGTAGACGAGTCTGCTTCGTTTGCTTGGAATACTGTGGTAAATGTAGTAGACAAGCAATTGCGTATCGACGAAAGGTATTGGCACAGCGATACGGAAGAATGCGGCACACATATCACTGCGCTTAATGCAACCGATGTAGATAGCCAGTCTTACAAACTTGAACAGATCGTGGAGCGAAAGATAGCTGGTATGCGTGGCTGGAAAGTACGCTATGAGATAGTGGCATACTCAGCTATTTCGGAAGAAGATATGCAAACCTTGCGTGATCTTGGCAAGCTAGTGAAGCAGACTAGCACACAGACTTATGAGACAATGGTGTGTAGTAGGTAGCCTGTAGGCTGCTATTCCGTGTCTATGATAGGGTACCCTAGCACTCGCTGGGGTATCCTGCTATCTGGACCCATGAAATAGGTGTTGCATTGGGGTAGCAAGGTGCGGTAATATGGCAGTGTGCTATAAGCACGGGCCAAGCCTATCAACCCCTCAACCACTGACCATAGGATACCGAACATGAACATTCTCACCATTTTGCGCACCGATTGTGTTGATTGCTCGCCAGTGCTGTTAGCCAATTGGGATGTGTTTTACCGGGACTTCTCTTTTCTCAAGCAAGTGTCCAGTGCGTCCTATAACAAGGGTAAGGGTATGCAGTACAAGTTTAAGGATACCCTGATCGACACCAAGGCGCGCTATACCGTTTGGGATAGTGCAGTACAGGTCTAGCCTAGCACTCTACCAACTAGCCCCCAGTGCTCAAGTAGCCTGGAGGCTTTCTTAGCACTGTACCGTACACGGTGTGTGCTCTGCGAGGCAAGAGAAGAAGCAAGGAATAGCTTACTATCGTTCGCTATGCCGTTAGGTAGGGTCTCCGACCCTTTTACCCTGTCGCAAGCGACTGTATCATAGGCACCATACCCAATTTTCTAAATTTTTCCTTCACTACTAACTTTGGCTTAGCAACATAATGAATATAGGCACAACACAGAGCACTGGACCTCTCTACGCACTAAGCTATGTGCTAAGCGTGAGCATATTAGGGATGATAGGGGCAGGCATATGGGCAGGCAAAGTGTCAGCGGATAATCCGATCAGCATGCTAGTCATTGGGAGCTTGCTCACGATGCTAGGGCAGATTGTAGGGTACTGGTTTGGGAGCAGCGCAACACAAAGGCAACAGACGCGCGCAACAGACCAGCCCACGCAGCCAGGCACACAAAGCCTAACGACTACGCAACAGAATGTAGAGACAATCGTGGAGCGAATGAAGCTATGAGCAGCACACAAGCACACGACTACATGAGCCAACAATGGCTAGCACACTTCTTTGCAGGATGGAGAGTAGCATTTAGGAAGCTGAGCAGTACACAGCAGGTGGAAGGGATCGAATGGCTGCTAGCACAGCAGACACAAGCAGGGCTAGATGGGTATCCGAAGAACAATCTGGCACTAGACAGATGGCAACACAGCTATGTGCTCGCCACCATTCACTGGGAAACTGGGACACGGATGCAGCCTTGCAGGGAAGCACCAAACAGCACAGAGGAATGGCGTGCGAAGCACTTACGCTACTGGCCATACTATGGACGAGGATATGTACAGATCACACACAAATACAACTACGCATATGCAAGGGAACTAACAGGACTAGACTGTGTCGAGCAACCGGATCTTGTGCTTGACAAACGCATAAGCTATATGCTATGTGTACATGGAATGCTGAGCGGGCAATATGGGAGACCGCTTGGCAGATATGTGGATAAGCAAGCAGGACGCAAGCAATACACAGCAGCAAGGCAAAGTGTCAATGGCAAGGACAAGGCAGCTGAGATAGCAGCAATCGCAAGGGAATATGAGAAGCTGCTAACGCAAGCGAGCACACTAGCACACTAGCACACTAGCACACTAGCACACTAGCACACTAGCACACTAATATGATAAGAGATACACCATTATGGATATTCATGGCTTGCCTTA